ATTAACAACAACCAATTAATGCGAAACATCGTCACATATCACCAATTGGGCCGCTACGGCCGATTTGCCAACCAGCTTTTTCAAATTGCTGGCACGATCGGTATCGCACGGAAAAACGGCTTTGACTTCGCTTTCCCGGAGTGGAAGAATTACGACCATGTTGAGCGGTTTGGTAGCCAGGAAGATATTGACCTGCAGAAATACTTCGAAAATCAATTGCCTGTTTATTCAGGCTCGAAGTTGCCCGATCGGTTCGTGCATTGGGGTTACCATGATGTGAAGCTGACGAGCAGTTGCAGCATATCCGGGCACCTTCAGTCATTGAAATACTTTGAACACTGTCTGGATGAAGTAAGATGGTATTTCAGGATGAAGGAGGAGCCGGGTTTGCAGGATTACTGTGACCTGCATGTAAGGTTAGGTGATTATGACGACGCTTATCACCCTCGTCTTAAAATGAATTATTACAGCAGAGCGATTGCGGCAATGCCTGAAGGGACAAAATACCTGTTGTTTAGCGACGATAGTAAGCAAGCGGAGAAAATGTTTTATGACGCCAGTGGGTTTAAAATCAACCTGGAGGTGTTCGAGGGAAACACTATGGATTCGTTCAAGGCAATGAAATCCTGCCGTCACTTCATCATCGGCAATAGTAGCTACAGCGCAATGGCGGCTATATTAGGAGATGCGCCAGATAAGAAAGTGATAGCGCCCGCGCCATGGTTTGGGCCCAAACATACCGAGATAACAGGCGACGATATATACTGCCCTGATTGGACAGTGATCAACTATGAAAAGAAGGAGGTAGTGGTATGAGGCTGCTTTGGGTCATACACCTATACCCGCCTAAGCATAACTGCGGAAGTGAGTTAATGGCTCACCACATCAATAAATACTTGATGAACCAGGGCCATGAGGTGAGGGTAATACTGATGCAAGCCAAACAACACAATGTTTCTGTCCCGTATTACTATGAAGGGGTGAGGGTGCAGGGTGATCCCCTTGACAACCTGGACGCATACCGGTGGGCCGATGTGATATTAACCCATCTTGATTATACAAAGTGGGCTATCAATATTGCCCGCCTGGTCAAGAGGCCAATTGCCTGTTTTATTCACAGTCATTATACCTATGATCCTAATCCGATACCCGATGCAAAATCAGATGTCCATATCGTGTACAATAGCCAGTGGGTGAAAGAAGCTTTAGCCTACAAGTGGCCGAATATGATAATGTACCCGCCTTGCGATGCCGGTTATTACAATGTTTGCCTTGATCCTTGGGAGAACAAAGCAATAACCATGATCAGTATCAATGAAAACAAAGGTGGGTATATCCTTTACCGGGTCGCAAAGGCTTTGCCTTATGCAAAGTTTATCGGCGTGTACGGATCTTATGATGACGGTGGATTGCAAAGTGAGATCGCCCATAAAATCATGAACGAGTGCCCTAATGTTGAACTAGTTCCCAATAGCCCTGATATACTTTCGGTATACAGCCGAACACGCATCTTATTGATGCCTTCCAGATATGAAAGCTGGGGCCGGACTGCAACGGAAGCCATGTGCAATGGAATCCCAGTGATCTGTACCGGTACAAAAGGGCTAAAAGAGAATTGCGTGAGTGCAGGTTTATACATCCCTGACCGTGGCCCATGTAAAGCCGACCAGTACGGGAGGATTATTGAACACGATGGCGGCTCGTACGATATACAACCGATTGTAAACCATATTAAAAGGCTGGATGATGAAAAGTATTACCGGTCTGTCAGCGAAGCATGCAGAGAGCGAGCGGCAGAACTGAATCCTGCAAAACAACTTGAAGAACTTGAACAATTCATAATAAATGCTAAACACTTTAAAGGATATAAAGAACAGGCAAGTGGAGTCCATTACTGAGCCGGTAGCAATACCAGCATTGAAGGAATGGCTGATCATCGACACGGTGAATACTGACGATGATGCATTGCTTACCCGTCTTACAACCGAAGTGCGGCAGGCTATTGAGAAGAAAACAAAGCGGTCACTTGTTAAGCGAACCATTGTAGTCACTGTTGATCTGGTCCGTGAATTTAAATTGCCTCATGGCCCTATAAGGAGTATCGATGAGGTATTATTTAGAAAAGGTACAAACGCAGATGGTACGCCTGATTATGAAACGCTCACGACTGAAGATTATACCACGGATGGCGAGGATTTCAAACTGATAAAATCCGGGCGTTGTGGGCGCCATAAAATAACCTGCACGGCAGGCTATGGAGTTGACGAGGAAATAGATTACGACAATCCCATACCAGATGATTTGATCTTGGCGATCAAACAGGAAATAGCTTACCGGTATGAACATCGTGGGGACGAAACGAATACATTAAGTGATTCAGGTAACGCTACTGTGCAGCGGGTAAGCGGGATTAGTGCAGATGCAATGCAGTACTTACGACCATATATAGACACAGCATGGGTGTAAACTTCCATATTGGGCAGTTGAAAAAAAAAGTAGTGTTCAAAAAGAACAACCGTGGGTCATTGGGCGCCGGTAGCAAGGATAATTTCGAGGCATTTTTAACCACCCGGTGCAGTCTGGAAAAGAAAAGAGCGATAAAACAGTCGGATCGCGGGCAGGTCGAGGTAGTACAGTGGTACAAAATGGTGTGCCGGTTCCAATTAAATCTCATAAACAACCTTAGCAATTCAGCAATATGCGAAATAGCTGGTGAAATATATGTGATTCATGACTGGGATATGGTTGACGAAAAAGAACACTTGTATGAATTCGTAATAAGCAAAAGCGTCAAGTAGGTGGGAGATATAATCAAAATATCGGCGCCGGGAATTGCGGATGTTATAAGGGACATTGACAGTTACAACGCCAAAACACAAGCTCTTATACATGCTGAACTGAAGGCGTCTGTGCAAACGATGGTACGAAACGCCAAGCGTGACGCACCAAAAGATATGGGGAACCTGGCCGCTGGAGTGAATTATAAAGAAGTTAATCAAACCTTATTCGAATACTTCAGCCAGGCAGAATATAGCGGATTTGATGAGTTTGGTACAAAAGGTCGTCGGAGAATACCGCCAGAGGTTCAGAAACTGGGTATTCAGTTCAATACAGGAAAATCAACAGGCACAGCTGAACAGGCTTTAAAATTCATTACAGCCTGGGTAAAACGAAAAGGAATTCGGTTCGAGAGCGCATCGGTTCAAAAGGGTGGAAAGAGAGCAGGCAAGAACAAGCTATTGAGCTTTGAAGAAACAGCTTATTTCATCTTTCATCACATAATGCTGGTGGGGATTAAACCGCGGCCATTCTTTTTCCCGGCATTATTAAATGAAACCCCCTTGTTACAAAGGAGGCTTGAACAAATAATTAATAATAACCAGGCATGAACAGAGATAAAGCAGTAAGAATGGGGTTTTATGACGCGATCAAAGTTGCATTGAGTTATGACAGCAATCCTGTTCGTGCCTATGATAGCCTGACAACGAACGAGGTGCCGGACGAAAGGCAATACGTTCTGCTAACCCAACAGTCAGGCGTCAATTCCGCTGACTTCCGCCGGTTCAGATGGAATTGCATTCAGACGATCGAGATAACAAGCAAGCAGTATTCAAGCGTAAGTAAAGATATAGTTGATGATATCAGTGAGCAGATCGAGCAGATTATAATATACCCGGCGAACCAGCCAGGTAATGGGGGGATGATAGCGCAAAGCGGCTGGGAATTTTCGGACATACTGCTCGAATCAACGAATTACATAGAGGTGGAAATATCAGCCAACTACTATGAGATCACGAAAGTGTTACAGTTGTCCTGTATAGCAACAAAATTAACTTAACTACAAAAAGCAAATAAAAATGCCACTAAACAACTCAACGATCGATGCTAAGGATATGCCGATCGAGTTATCATTCGATAATGGTTCAACCTGGAAAGTATTGGTGTGTTTGAAAGATATTAGCATCCCATTGCAGACGCCTGTAACCGCAGAGGATACTTATTGTGGTAAAAAGGTGGGCGTTGGACTTGTTGAATTCAATCCTTCCGGTAACGCAATTTGCGAAACAAGGCCTGACACTGATGAGGTTTCAGCAGATGAACTTATTGAACTGATGAATAACGGGACGTCGTTTCTGTGGAGAGTGCAAAACCCGACTTCTGGCTCAGTAGGCTATGGCCTGTACCTGTCGGGGAGTTGCAAATGCACGCAGGTTAATATTACCGGCACCGCAAATGGTCTGGTAAGCTTTGCATTCACTCTTACCGGTGAGGGCGTACTCACAACAACGAAACCGTAACGGATGAATACTTCAGGATTATGTTCCATTCTGATGAATGGGGAAGATGTGACATTATTGTTTGCAATGCCTGCCTGTGAATATTTTCAGAATAAGATCGCAGAAGGCAGTATTATGGTTGATGACGAGGGCAACACTGTAGGCAATAGCAGCCTCGCCTTTTTGCTGCATGCGGGTTACTGGAACAATTGCATTGCCAACGGTAAGCCGCCAAAATTAAAGATTGGTGACTTTCTGGAATGGATAGAAGAGAATGTTGATGATGAACAGGTGCAAAAGCAATTGATGAAAGTTGCCGAGACTTTCAGGGATAGTCAGAGTGTAGAACGATTTAAAAAAAGAACTGAAAAACAGATTGAGGAACTAAAAAAAAAGGTGACCGAATTGACTGGGACGCTATCGAATCTTTCTGCTACGGAGAACTCGGGTTTAGTCCCGACCAGTACAGAAGGCTGACATATCGGGAATACTTGTTGGCCTCGGACGGCCATCTTAGGAACGAGAGAACGGAGAATGAGCGTCTACGCATGCTTACATACACAGTCGCAAAGCCTTACCTGAAAGACCAGAATATGAGCGCATATGAATTCTGGCCGCTGGAAGGAGATCCAACTCCTGATGAGATAAAACAGGAGCAGCAGGAGCGATTGGAAAGAGAATCGGTAGAGGCGCAGGCCGCTAGAGAAAGAATATTAAAAAAATTCAAACAACGCAATGCCGGGCTTTAGTGTACATATTGGGGCAAATACGGTGCAACTCGAAAAGTCATTAAGCGAGCTGCAGGCTGATTTAGTGTCTTTCAAGGAAAAACTAAAAACCGCAACTGACGTCAATACCATTATTAAGCTAAACGCTGAAATAGCCAAAACGAGCAACCTAATAAAAGGCATTACAGGAGCGAGGGGCGTTGATGATCTTAATAGATCTCTTAGGAGTGTGCCTGCAGGAGCAAACCAAGCAGGTGCTGCGCTAACCAACGTTGGCCGAGTTGCTCAGGATCTACCTTTCGGTTTCGTTGGTATTCAAAATAACCTAAATCCATTACTCGAATCTTTCCAGCGATTAAAAGCAGAAACCGGGTCGTCTGGCGCTGCCTTGAAGGCATTGGGATCATCACTTATAGGAGCTGGTGGCATTGGCCTGGCATTGTCGGTTGTTTCTTCCGCTATACTGATATTTCAAAACGGAATAGCTGGCTTCAACAGTAAGACAAAGGAAGCGAAAGAAAAAGCTGATGAGTTTGCGAAATCAATCCGATCAATTGCATTGATTCAACAGGAGGCCACAGCAGGCGTCGAGGGACAAATAGCCCAGGTTACCGCGTTGGCTGCAGCTGTATCCGATTCCAATGTGCCATATACCCAACGTAAACGTGCCCTTGAAGAATTAAAGGATATTAATAAGTCATATTTCGGTGATTTAAAATTGGAAGATGCTGCCACTGGCGCATTGACAAAGACCGTCGATGAATATACGAAAGCGCTTATAAACAATGCCATTCAAAAAGGGTTCGTTGATGAAATTGCTACCGTTGCTAAAGCTGTGGCGAAGCAGGACGATGTAATTACTAAATCCAGGCTAAAATTAGCCCAGGCACAGAAAGCCGTTGCAGACGCAGAGAATTTCCTGCCATCTGGAACGAGGGACATCGAAACTGCCAGGGCGCAAAAGAGGCAGGAGGCGGTTCAACAGGAAAAGGAGGCATTGGAAACTCTTAGGCTTGAAAATAGCAAGGTAACCCAGCTGCTTACACAGGAAGCATTGGTACGTGAACAACTTAATAGGGCCGTACTTGAAGGAACGAAATTTAAAGACCTGGATACTGAAAAAGGAAAAAAAGAAGAGGATGCGCTCAAAAAGCGCCTCGAAGCACTCGAAAAGATAAAGGCTGCTACAAAAGATGCCACAGCATTGGTTGACCTACAGGAGTCAATATTCGAATTGCAGGTAAAAATAGCCATTCGTGATCAGGGCAAGAACAAACTCAGTAAACAAGAACTGGATCAACAAATAAAGGGGTTTCAGGATGAGTTAAATCAGGCGTTTAAGAATCAAGCAATAGAACTGGAAGCTATTCCGAAAGTTCGGTTCAGCCAAGTAGTATTGGCCGATATCAACCAGAAAGATATATCCTCAGTTATAGCTAAGGCGACAGGGTTGGATAAGAAGATACCTATTATAACATTGCATGAAGTTAGGTTGAAAATATTAGGCGTAAAACTTACTAACAAAATTGAATTTCAGGAAAAGATTTTAAAAGATCTGAATGATTCCATAAATGATATATTTAAAAATTTAAGGGTTGACGCCGTTTCCGGATTAGCAGATGCAATAGGCGAGGCGATTGGCGGCGGCGATATTCAAAATGTATTCAAAAGCCTTTTTACTATAATAGCTACCGGCTTGCAACAGTTCGGTAAAGCATTAATTGCTTATGGAGTAGCGCAGGCGGCCTTCAAATTAGCAACCAGGAGCCTAAATCCCACGCTTGCAATAGCAGCGGGTGCGGGACTTATTATTGCAGGTGCAGCATTAAAAGCATCTTTACCAAAATTCGCCCAGGGCGGTATAGTTACAGGTCCTGTGGTTGGCCAAGTCGGTGAAATGCACCGGCCTGAAGTTATTATGCCGTTGGACCGGCTCCCTCAGATGCTGCGTTCAGTTAGTGGCGG